ATGAACAAGGCCGAATTGATCGAAGCATTGGTCAAAGAAACCGAAATGTCCAAAGCTGGTGCCACCCGTGCCCTGAATGCCGTGATCGACACCATCGTCAAGACGGTGGCCAAGAAGCAGGACGTCCAGCTGATTGGCTTTGGCACCTTCAAGGCTGCAAAGCGCGCTGCCCGCACTGGCAAGAACCCCCGCACTGGCGAGAAGCTCAAGATTGCAGCGGCCACCGTGCCCAAGTTCAGCGCAGGTGCAGCCTTCAAAGCTGCCGTGAACAAAAAGAAGTGATCTGACTTGCTCGGATGTACGGCCCTTCGGGGCCGTTTCTACTGGTGCATTCGCTTCGCGCGTGAATTTGAAGGTGCAGGACGTCGCCCGGATCCTCGGCACACCAACTCACCGACTCATTGGCTTTCGGCGATGGCCTGAAACTTTGCGAGCTGCTCACTCCACAGGGCCGGAATGGTGTGTTTGGTGAACCAGTGCAGGTTCAGCCCCTTGGGCTGGGTGCCTTGAAGGATGCTATCGATGATTTTGGGATCCAGCAGCGTCAAGCGCATGCATTCATTGACTGTGGCCTGATCCAGGCCTTCCTGCCGTGCAATATCAACGCCACTGCGCACGATACCCTCGTCGATGAGCCGCTGCCAGTAAAAGGCCCGTGTGAGCCCTTCAACCAGTTTGGTGTCTGGTAGCAGGGCTTGGTCTTTGATCACTTGGGCGACGTTTTTCGGAGGCTCAACAACGCTGCGGCCACCGCGTTTGACGAACTTCAGTGGGATGAACGTGCTGAACTCCACATGATTTGGGGTGCTGGCCACGCTGTTGCCCACCGACTGTGCGTTATTCATGCAATCTCCAATTCACGCAGGTCATATTCCAGTTGTTCATATCCGGCCAGGTTCTTTGGCGGAAGGCCGATCAGTGCGCCCCAGGCCTCAAATCGCCAGTCCACATGCAGGCCTTCCGGGGCAACGGTGATGCGCTTGATCAGCGTGCGCACGATGTCTTGTTTGGCTTGCGTGGCCAACTGATCCCATATGCCAGCCGTGTTTCTGAAGAACAGCACCATGGCTTCAGGTTCGGTCAGCTTGGGGTTGAGGCTGCACACCTGCTCCCAGCATTTGTGGACCATCTGGCCGGATCGCAGTACCTCGAGCACCTTCTCCATCACGGATTTCTCTATGCCAGCGGCAGGCAGATTGGCAAATTCCACGGTGCCAGCCCCCATCTTTTGGTTCTTGTTGACCACGTAGTAGCGGTAAAGCTTGCCGCTGGTCTTGCGGGTGGCCATCGGCAGGTAGAGGTCCCCATCGGCCGTGAACATCATCCCGCGCAGCAAGAAGCCATGCCTGCATTTCTGACCGAAGGTGTCGCGAGCTCTCTCCCGGCTGTTCTGGGCCATGATCTCTTGCACACGGTCCCATTGCGACTGGTCAATCAGGGCCTTGTGTTGGCCCGGATAAAAGTCGCCCTTGTGCCCAATATCACCCATGTACAGGCGGTTGTGCAGGATGGTGTAAAGAGCCTGCTTGCTCAGTGGTTTGCCGTTCTTGCTCGTGACGCCTTGCTCTACAAGCTGCTTGACCATGAGGGTGGTTGAACGTGTTGCAACAAAGGAGTCAAAGATCTGCCGCACCACCTCGGCCTCCTCTGGCACCACCACCAACTTTCGGTTGTCCACGCAGTAGCCCATAGGCACTTGTCCGCCCATCCACATGCCTTTGCGCTTGGAGGCAGCGAATTTGTCGCGGATGCGCTCGCCGGTCACCTCACGTTCGAATTGAGCGAAAGACAGCAGCACGTTGAGCATCAGACGTCCCATGGACGTGGCCGAATTGATCTGTTGGGTGACGGAGCTGAAGCTGGCCTTGTACCGATCAAAGAGCTGAATCATCTTGGCAAAGTCAGCCAGTGACCGCGAAAGCCGGTCAATCTTGTAGACCACCACGATGTCGATCTTGCCGTCCTGGATGTCTTGCAACAGGCGCTTGAGGCCCGGGCGGTCCATATTGCCGCCGGTGAACCCCGGGTCTTCGTAGTTGTCCTCGACTTGTTCCCAGCCCTCGGCGCGCTGACTGGCGATGAATGCTGCGCCAGCTTCACGCTGTGCATCGATGGAGTTGAAGGTTTGATCCAGCCGTTCGTCCGAAGAGACGCGGCAATACACCGCGCAGCGCTTGGGCGTGACTTGTTGCGTCTCGCTCATGCCTTCTTGCCTTTCAGTCCAAAGAAGGCCGGTCCGGACCATTGCGTGCCCGTGATCAACTTGGCAATGGCCGACAAACTCTTGTACCGCTGACCGTCGAATTCATAGCCACCAGTGGGTAGCACCGTGACCTTGTATTTGTGGCCATCAAATTCACGCAAGAGTGTGGTGCCCGGAAGCAGTGTCCGGGTGGATGGGGCAGCGGTTTTGATCTTCGAGAACCGGGCGCCGTAGTCGGCCAGCATGTTGCGGGTGCCGCTGGGCAGTGCGCCATAGGCCTGCTCTTGCAGCTTGTAGATCAAGCGTGACTCGATGTGCGTGCGATTAGGGCGAGCAGGTCGGTGCACAAAAAATTGATCCCACAAGGCCCAGAGCTCGGGCATTTTCATGTTCGGGAGCGCGTGGAGTTGTTCGGATATTTGGCCGGTGCGCAGGATGTCGCGCATCGGCGGGGCTGTGTTTTTCAAGGCTGTGATTCCATGTGGGTAGACGGGTTTGCATTGACGCTCTGGTAGGCATGGAAGTCGAGGAACTTGTCTCGATCAGTCGCATATACCCAACTGCTATGCGCCTGTGTGAGGACCTGGTGTTGATCGACGACCGCTTGTGCGATCAGGTGAGCGATTTGCGAGAGGGAGAGATACCCACTTTTCTCGGCCGGATTGCCTTGGACAGGGGTTTGGAAGTGGTTCATCGAGGTGCTTTGATTGATCAAATCTGACCTCGGAAATCGTAGCCAAAACACCCAAATTCGAGTCGTTGTTTTAGAGGCCCATCAACGCGCTTGAGAGCACAAACCCGCATGAATCCTGACTTTTTCTGCTACCTCCCAGCAACCGTGCGGCCTGGAGCGACGGTTTTGACAGATTTCCGAAAGGCTGTATATTTATACAGCAATCCGGCGAAAACCCACAAAAGCCCCAGGACGAAGGACCAGGGGTTCAGACGCCTCATTGCCCAACGAAAAACAACAAGGAGATATTCGTGAGCCGTAACCAAACCTACGCCGACATATTGCTGAACCTGCCTGTCGACGACACCCTCAAAACCTTCATCGAGCGCCATGCTTTGCCCATGCCCGAGGGCTGGGCATGGAGCGACACGGTCCAGACTTCAAGACGACTGATCGGGCTGATTCAGGCGCACCCTGTGGTAGCCATGCGAGACCGCATCGTGGCGGGGTTGCATGCCTGCACGCTGCTGGCCCACCCACTGGGCAAACAGGCCATGTTCCAAGCTGCCCATGACCGACCGGCCGAACTGGTGGGCCTCATTGCCTGCAAGAGCGATCTGCACCGTGCCTTCTGGTTGTATGTCCACCACCCGGCACTGTTCGAGGCAGCGGCGGAAATCGAATACCTGGACCACCATGGCCAGCAAGCCCAGCAGCACGACCTGGGCCTCAAACGGACCATCAAGCGTGACGAGGTGTCGATCGCCGCATTCGGTGACGCCATCAAAGGCTTCTACCAGCGGGAGCTGGGGTGCGGCGAGGTGTGCGTGGTCAATTTGCTGGACCGGGCGCGCGGCACGCAGCTGATCTCCATCCATGCCAAGGACCTGGCCACGGCCAAGTTGGAGTTCGAGGGCAGTCAGTTACAGCGGCGGGTGGGCAGCCCGAACATTCACATGGTGCTCGAGTACGCTCAGGCCACCGGCGTGGCTCGCACCATCATCCGTGGCGGGGCCAAATACCACGCCATGCTCTGTGAGGCGTTTGCCAGGCACTTGCTTGGCGTGGATGCCGATGCCCAGCGGATCCAGACGCCACGCCTGAACCTGTCCACGCTCCGCTTGGGGCTGAATATTCCGCAGGCGATTGATGACGGATTCGTTGGCCTGCAGGTCAAGAGCGTGACCGTGGTCAGCGGTTGCGGGCAACTCAAAATGGAATGCACGGCCAGTGTCGCCAGCGATCAGCGCTGCGTGACGGACCTGCTGCAGGACTACTTCGGTGCAGAAAACCCGCTCGCACGTGGCTGGGCCATTCAGGCTGCTGTCCTCAATTTTTATCTGGCCCCGATGCAGGGTAAGAGCCGCTGTCAGGTGGTCAGTGTGGAGATCACCAGCAAGGGGCGATTGAACCTGCACAAGTTCGATGAGAAGCTGCGTGCCCAACTCGAGGGCTATTTGGTTCAGATTGGCATCCTGAAGGCGCAGCAGGTGCTTAAACCCGACCGGGAGCAGGAACAGCCCCAGGCCGTAGCTACCAGCTTGTTCGAGTGAGGTGTGAATGGAGCTGACACCCAATCAACAAGCCATCAGCTTGACCGCTTTGATGTTCGTTCGGGGCAGCGCATCCTTTGAGAGCAGCCTGCATGATGAGGAAATGGCAGCGCTGGAGCTTCTCAAGCAGGCGAAGGCGGTTGTGCCTGGGGTGGTCAACAGCCGCGATGCCGTCTGTGCTTTCTGCGGCATGTACCGTGGTCCGATCTTCAGGAGTGATGAAGGGCTCATGGTGCAGTGCCCGGACTGTGGGCCGTTTGCACTGGATCCGGCCAGTCAGCGCAGTTGGAGACTGGACGACGAATGGTTGATCCGCAAGTTGCGCGGCGCACTGGACATCTCGCCGCACGCAACCACCACTCAGATCGTCGATGGGGTGTGGGACATTGGCCGGTATAAGAAGCGGCCGGTGGTTCTGGCTCGCCGTATCGACTTGGTGGAGCGCCATGGGCTGCGGATTTTTCATGGACCTGAGCCACGCAGTCAAAGCTGGGTGATCACGCCACGGCCTTTGGTGCGGGTACCACTGGAGCCGTTGGCCGGGACGGCTGAGTGGTGGCAACTGGAAGACCGGTTCGCCTTGCACGGTTTGGCATTGAGATTGCTTGATCCGGACCAAGGCGAAAAAGCCGATGTCCCGCAAGATGGCATACCGAGCGTGGCTGTCCATGGGCCCTTCAGTGAAGACTTCGCCTGGGTGCACCTGGATGACTGGCCGCACGGTCCCATTCGTTTGACCGAGGCCCAGGCGAAACTTTTTGCGGCACTCTGGAAGCATCGTCACCTAGCGCAGCCTGCCGAGTTCCTCATGAGAGAGGCTGGACTGGGCAGTGAGCGTCCGATAGATGTCTTCAAGTTGAAAACATCTAATCGAGGTGACCCACGGTATGAGGGGCCATTGCACGCATATGAAGAACTAGTAGTGCGTCAGCGCCGTCAAGGGTTATATCGATTAACGCCACTATGACGTATGTTTTTGCAAAACAACTGCGGTGCTGATGACTGCAAGGTCAGCCACGAAGCATTGTCAGCAATTTCACCAATTCGACAATGGCAGTGAATGGTTCTGGATCGGTGTGCGCAGAAAACCGCCTTGCCAACTGCTCGGCACGATGCGTGGCGATTGCCAAGTGTGCACCTGTGATTGCAAACGCATTGCCCGCACCTTTGTCATAGCCTTGAATGTGAGTCTTCAGACGCCGCATTACTTCGTCACGATGTAACGGAGCCTGAATGTCCTCAAAATGCAGCAAGAGCCAAAGCTCAAAACTGGGTACGGAAGCAATGGCTTGAAAACGGATCAGTTGCTTGGCATCGTTCTTGAGGTTTCCATCCAATGAGGCCGCTAGTGCCAATGCGTCGTGATAACTTTCATGATCATCGCGGTCAAAAACTGCGTAGACCTTCTCAAACGCGCGGCGCTGAATGTTCCTGTGCCGGTCGCCACCTTCGAATAACGACTGTGCATATTGCACAACTTGAATCGGCGCAGTGCCCAATTCGCTAGGACGGACTTCAACATTAGCCGTATGCAAACGATAGGCAGCACGAATTTCCCGAAAATAGTTCGGCTCCGTCTTGCTGCCTTCGGAAACGATCAGGATGCGGTCGTAACTCGCGCGTCGATCTAGCTTACGCTCCAGCTGCTTTTTCTGGCGCTCTTTCGGTGAGTTATCGCGAGCCATCAGAGTTTCAGCCCGAGGGTATGACTGAGAAATGGCACTCCTCCGTATCTCCCCATGAGGTAGCCACGCTCCAGCGCTTCGTTTTTACGCGGGCTAAATTCGGACAAACCAACCAATGTCGAAGTTTGATCGCGGTCTTTCTCTACGAACCATACCTGATCACGCCGGAACAGATCAGGCGCATCCAGCAATGAGGTGTCGTGAGTTGTAAAGATCAGCTGCGCGCCACCGGTGTTAATTTCCGGGCTGTGAAACAGTCGCACCATTTCGCGAACCAGCAAAGTGTGCAGGCTGGTATCGAGTTCGTCGATGACCAGTGTCAGTCCTTTTCTAAGGATGTCCAACACGGGGCCTGCAAGAAATAACAAATTGCGCGTACCGTTGGATTCATCCATCAAATCAAACACGGCTTTGCCTTGTTCGGTGATGTGATGGAAGCGTAGCTTGTGCTCCTCCATTTCTTCTGTGCGCACTTCGGTTTTTCCAGCCACCAAATCGAAGTGGACCGCTTGTCCCGGCACCTTGCGAGTTTCCACATCGATGTCAGCGATGCTGATGTCGGCGGAAGAAAGGAAGTTACATATCTCTTTGCGCCCATCGGCCTGCTTGAGCATCTGGATTGAGATTTGTGGATTGAGCTGGTTTTGTTCGTTGAAGATGACTAGCCGATTCACAAACCAATCGAATACTGGGCGTAATGCCTCGCTGTTTAGTTGAACGGCCATCGACAGGAACAGTGAGTTCGGTCGCGTAGCACCTTCCCACAGGTTCTTGGGGCCCTTGAGGCCTGGACCGAAGTCATAAACGTCCTTGCCAGCTTCGATGTCATAGCGGCGTTCAAACCAGCGTTGAGGCTTGAAAGCCCTGTAAACCAACAGGTGTTCGCTGATGATGCGCTGAGCCGTCATGGCAAATCCGTATTGATAGCGCACACCGTCAAGCAGGAATGTGATTTCGAATTCACAGGGCTGGCTGGCAGAGTCAGCATCAAGTCTAAATGGCTGAACGGCAAAGGTCTGACCGGGCTGGATCGCTGTCGCCGACTCTGTCACCACTCCGCGCATGTATTGCAGTGCTTTGATGAGATTGGATTTCCCGCTCGCGTTGGCACCGTAGACCACAGCACTCCGCAGCAGAGCCGGTGCTGCGCTGATGCCAGTTGCTTGGGTGTGGGTGTCTTGCAGGGTCTTGTCCTTAGACGCAACAAGACTTAGCACCTGCTCATCACGCAGACTGCGGAAGTTCTTGACCCGAAACTCGATCAGCATTTTTTCACTCAAGAGTCAATAAATAAAGTCTCATTATGCATGAATCGAGCAAAAATCAAAGATATTTTTCTGATCAAGCGCTTTTTATTTGGGGATCTTTGCAGTGGGCACAGCTGATTTCGCCAGGTCCAGGCGTTTACGGCGCATTTGGCAAGGGCCTCTCATGAGTGCCCTCGAATCGTATACGGCGCAAGACTGAACACGGCCACACAGGATTAAAAACTGGGGGATTAAAGAACTGGAGATATCGCCAAAGTTCTTTATTCAGTTCCTTATCAGTTCTTTATTGATTTCCTGAAATAGCAGCGTTGTCCCCCAACTCTTCGAAAGGAGTTACCAATGCTGCTAGCAACACCAGCACTCGAGGCGCCAGTTTTCCTGAGCGCTACTTCCCCTGAATCCACCATGCCAAAGCAGCTGGTGCTGACCGAGGCTGACCTGGCCTCCCGATGGGCCATGAGCCCTAAAACCCTGCAGCGCTGGCGTATGACTGGCACAGGGCCGACCTATCTCAAGCTGGGCAAACGGGTGAGCTACCCCCTCAACGCCGTGATTGCCTTCGAGAACTGCGTCCAACATGTCTCGACCTCCAAGCGCATCCCCGGAAAGGCAGGTGCGGCATGAACCACCTGCAATTGCAGCAAGCTGCGCTGCCGGACCTCTCCGTGAGCCAGATCAGCCGTCTTCCCAAAGACCAGCTGGCCCATTTCAGCAACGCGGTGCAGCAGCTCAACGACTGGACGGTGCAGATGCGCGGCCGGATCAACCGAGCGATGGAAATCCGCTACGCCGACCAGATCCGCCATGCCGAATGCCTTGGCCAGGAGGAGGCGGCCAGGTTCCGCATCGATGACGGTGACCTGCAGATCGATGTCTCAAACCCCAAGGAAATCGTCTGGGACCAACAGCACCTGTCCCAGATCGCTGAGCGGATGGTGGTGGCCGGTGACCGGGTGCAGGACTTCATGCAGGTCCAGTTCTCGGTGGCCGAGCAGGACTACGCCCGCTGGCACCCACTGCTGCGCGCAGCCTTCCAGCCAGCCCGCAAAGAGCTGATCACCGAGCCCACCTTTCAGATCCGCTGGGTCGGCGAAGTCCAGCTTTGAGCGGACGGCCACTCGGACAAACCAGAACGCAACCCCACACAACAGGAAAACCTTCAATGAACCACGACAGCTACAACCAGGCCGCAACCTACGGCCAATCCTCAACCCACGGCGCCCCGGGTGCATGGTGTGACTTCAATGATGCCGATGCCCAGCAAGGCGAGTTCAACTTGATCCCTAAAGGCACTCAGGCCCTGGTGCGGATGGCCATCAAACCCGGCGGCTACGACGATGCCAGCAGGGGCTGGACGGGTGGCTATGCCACGGCATCGGATGAAACCGGCGCCGTGTTCCTGTCCTGCGAATTTGTGCTGCTCACCGGCCCGTTTGCCAAACGCAAGATTTGGAGCAATGTCGGTCTGCACTCCAACAAGGGCCCGACCTGGGCGCAGATGGGCCGCAGCTTCATCAAGGCGGTGCTCAACAGCTCGCGAAACATCCACCCTGATGACGGCTCCCCTGAGGCGCAGCGTGCCCGCCAGATCCGCAGCTTCGGTGACCTCGATGGTGCCGAATTTTCCGCCCGGATCGGTATTGAGAAGGATGGCCAGGGCGAGTACCGCAACATCATCCGGCTGGTGATCGAGCCCGATCACAAAGAGTACGCAGAGCTGATGCAGGCCAAGTTGCAACGCGATGGTGGCATGGGCGGAGGCTCTGGTGGGGGCTCCGGTGGAGCTCCGGCAATGGCCTCTCCAGCATCGGCGGCACCAGCCCCCCAGCCGGGGACCACTTACACACCCCGTCCTGGCAATGCGCAGGCTCGGCCTGCATGGGCGCAGTGATGGCGGCTGTGCATGAAATGCTGGGTGTGTTCCCGCCAGGCCAAAGGCTTCGGTCATGTGGATCTTCGCTTCAAGGTGGGGCACCCCAAGCGGTACCCCATCGACTGGATCTTTTGCTCACTGCGCTGTCAGGTCTGTTTCCACCGGCTGTACGCGGCCGGTGTGCGGGCACTAGAGCGCGAGGGAACCTTGCCAAAAGGACCGGGTGTGATTGATCCAACTGACGCCGAACTGGCAGCCATGCAGCAGTGCCTCAAGCCGTTGGGCGAAGCCGCTGGTGAGATCGGTATGGACCGACCACTGTTGAGCTACACCCAGCAAGAGGCCCTGGCACTGATCAATGTCGTGGTCACGACCTATGTCGAGGCCATGGTTCAAGAACACGAGCGCAGCAAGTACCCACCTGTTCGCATGCAACTGGATCAATCGCCATAGAGATGACTTTGAGTCGATTGTCCTGAATCCACCGCAGGACGCAGCGTCCTGCGGATTCCAACTTCTACCAACCGATGCGGGTGTACCAGATCACCTGCAGGGGAGACTATTTCATGAATGAACCTGAATCTTTGGCTTCGCCATTGAGTCTGCATGCCGCAGGCGATAACGACTTCAGCGATGAGCCACTGCTCACGGCTAATCGTGCATCCAAGGCACTGAACTTGCCGCTGTACTACTTCATCAAGACCGCAAAACGCAAAGCCCTGGGGCTGCCGTTCTACTGCGTTAATCGCTTGGTCCGCTTCAGATTGGGTGAGCTGCATCAGTGGCAGCTTGCCTATGCCCAAAAGTTGCAGGAAGAAAAAAATGCAGCGCTCGACGAGGGAGGGACGGATGCTTGATTTCAACGATGCACCCACTTCGAACGCCCGCAAAGCAGCGGGGGATGCCGTCGACGCCAATCGCGAGAAAGCCGAAATCCGTACAGCCCTGAGTGACCAATTGGCCCTTCTGGTGTTGGATATCTGGCCCTCAGGCAAACGCCGTCAGAACAAATACCTGGTGGGCGATGTCATGGGCGGTCCGGGCGACAGTCTGGAGTTACTGCTTTCTGGCCCCAAGGCTGGGCTGTGGACCGATCGGGCCACAGGCGAGGGTGGAGACATCTTTGATCTGATCGCTCGCTACTACAGCCTCAATGTGCAGACCCAATTCCCTCAAGTGCTTGAGAAAGCCAAGGACTGGCTCGGCCGTGTTTCGACCATGCCCCAGAGCGCTGTGGCTGCAAGCAAGGCCACAGCGCCAGTGGTCGATGAGCTGGGGCCACCCACAGCCAAGTGGGACTACCAGGATGCCAGCGGCAAGCTCATTGCCGTGGTCTACCGCTACGACCCAGAGCCAGGGCGCAAAGAGTTCCGGCCATGGGATGTGCGCCGCCGCAAGATGGCACCCCCTGAGCCGCGCCCGCTGTACAACCAGCTCGGGATGCTCAAGGTCGAGCAGGTGGTGCTGGTTGAAGGTGAGAAGTGTGCCCAGGCTTTGATCGAGTTCGGGGTGTGTGCCACCACCGCTATGCACGGTGCCAATGCGCCAGTTGATAAAACCGACTGGACGCCGCTGGCAGGCAAGCACGTTTTGATCTGGCCGGATCGCGACAAACCCGGTTGGCTGTACGCCGACCAGGCCTCACAGGTCATCTTGCAGGCAGGGGCTAAGTCATGCGTCATCTTGCAGCCGCCCGCAGAAAAGCCAGAAGGCTGGGATGTGGCCGACGCCGTGATAGACGGCTTTGACATCACTGGGTTTTTGGCCGTGGGTGAACGCGTGCCAGTGGCGCGTGAATTCGGTTCGCAGGACATCGCAGTGCCCATCGAAGGGATCGACTATTCCACCGAAGATGGACTCGCTTTGGCGTTCTCGCACCAGTTCGCTGAGGACTGGCGATACTGCGCCCCTTGGTCGAAGTGGTTGGTCTGGAATGGCGTGCGCTGGAACGTGGACAAGCAGCTGTACATCATGCATCTGAGTCGCACGGTTTGCCGCAGCGCTGCCATGTTTGCTGAGACACCGCGCATGAAAGCCCGCATGGGCAGTGCAGCGACCATCTCGGCCGTAGAGCGTCTTGTGCGATCTGACCCCCGGCAAAGCGCCACCGTTGACGAGTGGGATGCCAATGCCTGGCTGCTCAACACGCCCGGCGGCATTGTGGACCTGCGCACTGGCGCGCGTGGACCGCACGACCGCGATCGCCGCATGACCAAGGTGACCACGGCCACGCCGCAAGGTGAGTGCCCGGTCTGGCGCAATTTCTTGGTCAACGTCACGGGAAGCGATCAAGAACTGCAGGACTATCTGCAGCGCGTGGTGGGCTATTGCCTCACGGGCGACTTGAGCACCCACGCGCTTTTTTTCCTCTATGGAACGGGGGCGAATGGCAAGTCGGTGTTCGTGAACGTGATTTCCACGGTGCTGGGCGACTATGCGGCCAATGCGCCCATGGACACCTTCATGGAGTCACGCACCGATCGTCACCCCACCGATCTGGCCGGTCTGCGCGGTGCCCGTTTCGTTTCGGCCACTGAGACCGAGCAGGGCAGGCGCTGGAACGAGTCCAAGATCAAGGCGATTACGGGTGGTGACGACATCACGGCCCGCCTGATGCACCAGGACTTCTTCACCTACAGGCCGCAGTTCAAGCTCCTGATTGCCGGTAACCACAAGCCAGCGATCCGCAACATCGATGAGGCCATGCGCCGCCGCATGCACCTGATCCCCTTCACGATCACGGTCCCTCCAGAAAAGCGTGATCCGCTCCTGACCGAGAAGCTGCTGGCCGAGCGTGACGGCATCTTGGCTTGGGCGCTGGAGGGCTGCTTGCAGTGGAAGAAGCTGGGACTCAAGCAGCCCCAAAGCGTGGCCGAGGCCACCGAGGAGTACTTCGAAGCCGAGGACGCCATGGGCCGGTGGATCGCTGAGCGTTGCAACCAAGGGCCCAGCCACAAGGCTCTCACGGCCACTCTTTTCAACGACTGGAAGCAGTGGGCCGAACTCAGTGGCGAGTACGTGGGCACACAGCGCAGGTTCTCGGATGCCTTGCTCACCAGGCGTCTGGAGAAGTGGCGCAACTCCATGGGCGTGCGCGGCTACGTGGGCCTTGACCTCAAACAGCCCACCTCGCTGCCTTCACGTGCCTATCCCTACAACGACGATTGAGAGACAAACCCAATGAAAAATATTTCAAAAATCAAGCTGATGGCCAGTTCTCTGACACAACTGACTCTATTGAACATTTGTTCTTTACGCGTATACGCGTATGCAGATAAGAGTCATAGATGTTTGAGTGCGGCAAAAGCGTCAGTCACATTGTCAAAACCGGCCGAAATGACGATGTGTTCCGGTTTTGACTGTTTCCCAGCGGCGCACCGGAATATTTCGTTTGGAGGGCAGGTATGAAGATCCCTCCAGCACGATACCCATCGCCCCTTGGACGCATGCAGGCCACTCCCATGGATGTGGAGGCCACCAAGCGCCAAGGATGGCGAGAGCAGCACATCTTGGTCATCTCCCATGATGACGAGCGCCTGGACTTTCTGGAGCGCCAGCTCATTCGCAGCATTGGCGAGCGGCTCTACGGTCAGAGTCTTGGCCAGGGCCACCCCATGGGAGGTGGCCATGGTTGAAGTTTGGACAGTCGAGACGGTGGCAGACCGATTTGTCGATGCGGCCAGAACGGCCAGGCGCCTGCCACGCGTGATGGTGCAGGGCTACGCCAGCACCTGGCCCATCGTGATCCTGCCAAGTGATGCCTACCCGGATCCGCACAAGGTGTACCGATTACCGCCCCCGTCCCCTCAGGACGTGGAACGCATGCTCGAAGTGATGCGCTGGGTGCAGTTGCTCGAGCTCGATGAGCGGCACCTGGTGTGGATGCGGGCCAAGCGCTTTGACTGGGTGGAGATCAGCAAGCGCTTTGCCTGTGACCGCACCACGGCGTGGAGACGCTGGAAGCGGGACATGCAGGTGGTGGCCGATCTGCTCAACAGGCAGGCGCAGCCACTGAAAAAGTGAGGCCTGTGATCAGGAGAGGAAATTAGCGTGTTTTGGCGGTCATGCGCGGCGCTATTGACGTTCAAGCGTGAATGCGCGGTTTTTGGGGCCAAAACACGCTGCAACATTTCGGCGATTTGCAGCTACATTTTCATCTACGGTGGACAAACGAGCGCAGAGAGAGTGATGACAGTCACTCACAGTCGATGACACCTCGAAACTTCCCGGAAACAGTCGAAAAAAAGTTGAGAAAGAGTCAAAGACAGTCGATGACATCGACGTCTACTGACTGTTGTCCGACTCCTATCGATGTACTTCGATTTCTCCAGCGGCCTCGTACTCCACCAGCTTTTCAAGTGGCAGGTACACAGTCGGTTTTCCCTCGCGGAGAACTTCCAGACGGCTATGAATTTCTGATCCCACTTCGTAGGTCCCAGCAATCAGCGGCGTAAAGCCTGCTCCGGATGCTGTGGCCTCAGTCGGGCTTTTGCGGGCCAGAACCCCGCGAACTACTTTGATTTGCACGGCAGAACATTCTCGTTTTGCTGTCGATTTTACCGGTCACCCCCATGAATCATCCTGAGATCCGAATGGTCCCAGTGGACGCGCTCGTCCCCTACGCACGCAATGCCCGAACCCACAGCGATGCCCAAGTGGCACAGATCGCGGCTTCGATCACCGAGTTCGGCTGGACCAACCCGATCCTCACGGACGGGGCCAAGGGCCTGATTGCTGGCCACGGTCGCTTGATGGCTGCGCGCAAGCTCGGTCTCAAAGAGGTTCCGGTCATTGAGCTGGGGCACCTGACGCCCGAGCAGAAGAAGGCCTACATCCTGGCCGACAACCGGTTGGCCGAGAACGCTGGCTGGGATGACGAGCTCTTGAAACTCGAGTTGGCCGAACTCAAAGCGGCCGACTTCGATCTGGACCTGATGGGTTTTACCGATAAGGAGCTCGAAGAGCTGCTCAACGGTGACGAGTCAGGCGGTGGTTTGACTGAAGATGATGCAATCCCAGAAGCACCAGTAGATCCTGTTTCCAGACCTGGGGGCTTGTGGATTCTCGGCAACCACCGCCTCCTTTGTGGCGACTCAACGATCCTGTCGGATGTGGAGCGCCTCATGGGCGGACAGCTTGCCGACATGACCTTCACCGATCCACCCTACAACGTGGACTACGGCAACAGTGCCAAGGACAAGATGCGCGGTAAAGACCGGCGCATCATGAACGACGACTTGGGCGATGGCTTCTTCCAGTTCCTGTACGACGCTTGCCTGAACCTGCTCCTGGTCACCAAGGGCGCCTGCTACGTGTGCATGAGCTCGTCCGAGCTGCACACCTTGCAAAAGGCCTGGATCAAGGCAGGGGGCAAGTGGTCCACGTTCATCATCTGGTCCAAAAACACCTTCACGCTCGGTCGCGCGGATTACCAGCGCCAGTACGAACCGATCCTGTACGGTTGGAAGCAGGGTTCGGACCACTTCTGGTGCGGCGATCGGGACCAATCGGACATCTGGAACTACAACAAGCCACGGGTCAATGACCTGCATCCGACCATGAAGCCGGTCGAGCTGGTTGAGCGGGCCATCAAGAATTCATCCAAGAGCCGTGACATCGTTCTGGACCTGTTTGGAGGTTCGGGCACCACCCTGATCGCCAGTGAGAAGACCGGGCGTCAGGCCCGCCTCATTGAACTCGATCCTAAGTTCGTGGACGTGATCATCAAACGCTGGGAGGACTACACCGGACAGCAGGCAGTGCGGGAGGACGATGGCGTCTCATTCGCCAATGCCGCAGAATCTAAAAATGCCGAGCCTGTGGCTCAGTAGCAGACCTCATCCAAGCCACAGTGAATCACAAAGCCGGTCAGGTAGGGCAGGCCTCGTGGGATGCCTGTTTCCCGCGCTGTGATGCGGCCGATCTTCCAGTCCATCCATTTGGCGATGGCTTGGGCGACAGCAGCGTTGATCGAAAGGCCACCGGCCTGTCCATCTCGGACCGAATCGGCGAAGTGCCTGCCTTGCTTGCTGTCCAGGAATGCCCGGACCGATTCAAGAGGTTCGCCTGTGACCTCGGCGATCTGCTGCATGGCGACGGGCCAGGCCACGCAGGCGTGACCCCCCATCGTTCCCCAAAAGCCCCAGGCCTCGTTTTGCGTTGTCGGTGTGGTGTTGATGTGCATGGGTTCGTCCTTGTTGCGATGCCTCTATGAACGCTCTACTTGGGAATGAAGTAAAGCGATTCATCCAATCTTTCTGATCAGTTGCTTATTTGTGACTGATCAGCCCAGACGCGCGAGGTAGCGAACGCTGTCTCCTCCGGATGGATCGATGAACAAGTAGGGGCGACCAGGTGCACGCACCATCACGCACAACCGGCCATCCCAGTAATCGCCTCCCTTGCCTTTGAGCCAGTCGCGAGACTTGCCCAGGTTCAATTTGAAGCCATCAAATTCTTCAGGGTCCATCTCCCGGATCTCGGTCACGTAGACCGCCTCGACGCCGCAAGCGGCAATGTCGGAGATGTCTGTTGGCTTTCTGCCAAAGGGCAGCGGGATGCTGAGCTTTTGAACCTGCAATTCGCGGCCATCGAAGTTGATGGTCGTAGGCTTGGATTCGATGGTGATAGTGATGGGGTTCATGAGGTCCTCAAACGCTTGTGGTGGTGATGCGGTAGATGCGGTCTGTGCCGGGTTGCTTCTCTGAGGTGATCGCGAGCCCCAGCTTCTTTTTGAGTGCGCCTGCCATTGCGCCGCGTACGGTGTGAACCTGCCAGCCTGTGGCCTCGGTCATCTGGGGCAGCGTGGCGCCCTCGGGACGCTTGAGCAGGTCAATCAATACCGTCTGCTTAGTGCCTTCACGTGTTGTACGTGTGGCCTGGGGCTTGATCGGTGTTGCCGGTTGTGTTGCGATGCCGATTGCTTGCATGCCCGTTTGCGTGGCCATGTACACGTTGGGTTCATCGGCGCAGGGCTCAATCAACTGTGTGTTGATCATGGTGGTGATCACTTTCATGCGGGCACCACCTTTGAGGTTGTCTGGGAAGTCCACCAGTTTCTTTTGTGGATGCTTGGCAGCTGCTTCGAGCAGCGCGCGCTGGGTGTCTGTCAGTTGCATTGTTTGCTCCTTGGTACTTTTACTTTTTTTCCTGCTGCGATCCCTTCTGCGTAGGCTGCGGCCAGCGCGCACTTGATTCCCCATACCGCCACCTCGTGAAAGTCCAGCCGGTCTCTGTGCTGGGTCTCCAGGGTTTCGATGTAGAGGTGTTCGTTCGCGATGCGGTTGAACAGCTGGTCGATTTCTTGGCTTGATTTCATGCGCTTTCTCCTTGTGTTGATTGGATGTGGAGCATTGACGCTCTGAATCAAGATGAAGCCAAGTCAATTTTTCAAGCTGTCGCTTATTCCTTGAAAGCCGATTGAGATGCCGCGAAGTGCGCCCACTCCATGCAGATATCCGGGTTGCGCGCAGGTGCTGAACGTGCCCGGCTATTGCGCTAATCACCAGCCCCAAGTGCACCGTGAGTACGGGCGTGCGCGGCGTGGGTTCGACACAGAGCTGGGCTTCTATCAATCGGCCAGGTGGCGCAACACGCGCGCAGCGGTGTTACGGGATAACCCGCTTTGCTGCAGGTGCCAGGCCAAGGGCGTGCTGCAGCCCGCCAAGGTGGTCGATCACATCGTTCCAGTGAAGCTTGGCGGTGAGCGCTTTGAGCGAGCGAACCTGCAGAGCCTGTGCGTGCCCTGTCACAACGCCAAGACCGCCTCAGAGACGGCATCCCTGCGCAACCAGGCCCCGTCCTGAGGGGGTAGGGGGTCTGAATCTCTACAGACTGGCGCCCGAGATGCGTGCGCTTGCGCAAATTTTTGTGCGTGCAAATTGAACAAGGGGGGGTATCCCCTTTTCCAAAGACTCTGCGCAGCAAAGGCCGTGCATCAGATGAACATCAAACCAAGCGGGTGATTTATGGGTGGACGCAAGCCACTGCCGACTCAAGTCAAGCAGATCAAGGGGACCTTGCAGCCTTGCCGGACCAACTACCACGAGCCCATCCCAGAGGGCTTGCTGGTCGAGCCTCCGGACTACATGCCTGAGGGTGCCAAGGCTGCCTGGCGCTACGCGCTTGAATGTGCGCCGCCCACCCTGATTCGCAAGCTGGACATGTCTGTGCTGGAAATCTGGGCCTGCGCGGCAGACCTGTACCGACAGGCCCAGGCAGGCATCGGCAAAACGGGGCTCTTGGTGAAGGCGCCCCACAGCGGTGTGCCCATGCAGTCGCCATACCTGGCCATTGCCAACAAGCAGGCCCAGATCATGACCAAGGCTGCGATCGAGATGGGGTTCACGCCTGCGTCTCGCTCGCGCATCTCCATTCCAAACGAGCGACCGGGCGAAGAACTCGATCTCTGGGAGGACATTGTTGGGTAAGACCGAGAGCAAACGATGAGTGGATATGCCGCGAGCGCCAAACAATATGCACAGCGCGTCGTATCAGGTGAGATCCTGACCTGTGAATGGGTCCAGAAAGCCTGCAAACGCCAACTCGATGACCTGATTCGCTTCAAACGCAAGAGCAGCATTTACCAGTTCAACCCGGAGCTGCTCGATCGGTACGGCAGGCCCTACCGACCCGCAGACAACCTCTGTGCCTTCATCGAGCGCCTGCCTCACGTCAAAGGCCCACTGGCCAGCCGGATGATTGTTCTGGAGCCATGGCAGGTGTTCATCCTGTCCACAGTATTCGGATGGGTCAAATCGGACGGTAAACGCCGTTTCAGGCGGTCGTACATCGAGGTGCCAAGGGGCAATGCCAAGTCCACCCTGTCATCGGCGGTGGGTCTTTATATGCTTGCAGCCGACCGCGAGGGCGGCGCTGAGGTGTACTCGCTCGCCACCACCCGCGATCAGGCCCGCATCGTCTTTGGCGATGCCCAGACCATGGCGCGCCTGAGCCCGGGATTTCGGAACCGGTTTGCGGTGAACGTCGGGGCGCACAACATGCATGTCTTGCAAACCGGCTCCAAGTTCGAAGCGCTCTCGGCTGAGGGCTCGACGCTGGACGGCCTGAACATCCACTTCGGTTGTATTGACGAGCTTCACGCCCACAAGACCCGAACGGTCTATGACGTGGTGGAAACTGGTACCGGCAAGCGAGACAACTCGCTGCTGTGGGTGATCACCACGGCTGGCAGCAACCGCTCGGGGATTTGTTACGAGGTCAGGAGCTTTGTCACCAAGCTGCTCAACCGAGTGTTCGAAGACGACTCTCAGTTCGGGATCATTTACGGCCTCGATGAAGGGGACGACTGGACCATCAAGGACTCCCTCATCAAAGCCAACCCCAACTGGGGCGTCTCTGTGCGTGAAGAGATTCTGGTTCCCCTGCAGGCCAAGGCCATGCAGTTGCCCAGCGCGGTCAACAACTTCAAGACCAAGCACCTCAACGAATGGGTGAGCGCGGATAAGGCCTGGATGGACATGCGGGCCTGGGACGCGGGCACCAACCCGGATCTGGAGCTGGACCAGTTCCTGGGCCAGCCCTGTTGGGTGGGCCTGGACCTGGCCAGCAAGACGGACATTGCGGCGCTGGTCATGGTGTTCCAGCACCCCGACACACCTGACGCATATGCCGTGTTTGGCAAGTACTACCTGCCAGAGGACACGGTCCAGGCTGCGGGCAACAGCCAGTACGAGGGCTGGGCCCATACCGGCCGCCTGTCTGTGACGCCGGGCAAGGTGATCGACTTCAGCTGGATCGAGGCCGATCTGCTGGACATCGCGTCCCGGTTTTCCGTGGAAGCCGTGGCCTTCGATCCGTTTCAGGCCACACAGTTGTCCACCCGGATGCTGTCCGAGGGCCTGCCCATGATCGAGGTGCGTCCCACAGTGCTCAATTTCAGCGAGCCGATGAAGACGCTTGAAGCCTTGGTCCTGCAAAAGAAGCTCGCCCATGACGGCGACCCGGTATTGGCCTGGATGGCCAGCAACGTGGTGGCCCACACGGACGTCAAAGACAACATTTACCCGCGCAAGGAGCGAGCAGAAAACAAGATCGACGGCATCGTGGCACTGATCATGGCCCTCTCTCGGGCGATCAAACCGGGGGACTCGGTGGTGCTGGGATCCGACTACGAGCTGATGCTGCTCTAACGAGACGGCAGGTGCGTTTTCTGACACTACCGATGGGAATTTTCAACCTCTTTGACCGATTCAAGGCTTCCGCAAGTGATCGCTCCCCATGGGGCGATTTCTTTTTTGAGCCTGTATCGGTGCGCAGCGTCTCGGGCATGCGCGTCTCGGCCGATTCGGCCATGCGCCTGGCAGCGGTCTATGCCTGCGTGCGCATCCTGTCTGAGACCATGGCCTCGCTCCCACTTGTGGTCTACCGCGCTCGAGCAGACGGCGGCAAGGACCGGGTGACGGACCACTGGCTCTACCGGTTGTTGGGCAAGAAGCCCAACCGGTACCAGAACCCGTTCGAGTGGCGCGAGATGCTGCAGGGGCACCTGGCCCTGCGTGGCAATGCCTTCTGCCAAATTCTGGCCAACGGCCGGGGCGAGATCACCGAGCTGATCCCTATCCATCCGGACCGGGTGCGAATGGAACTACTCACTGAAGGTGACTACCGATATCGGATTCAGAACCAGACGGGTCACGAGATGGTCCTGCCTCGCGGCGAGGTCTGGCACCTGCGGGGTTTGTCCTCGGACGGTCTGCTGGGCTTGAGTCCCATCGAGCTTTCCCGTGAGAGCCTGGGCATGGCATTGGCCGCGCAGGACTATGGCGCCCGGTTTTTCAACAACGATGCCAAACCCACGGGCGGCTGGATCGAGTTCCCGGGCAACTTCAAGGACGCCGAAGCCAAGAAGGTATTTCGTGAGTCCTACCAGCAGGCGCAGTCCGGAGCGAACCGGGGCAAGGTGCTGGTGCTGGAGAACGGCATGAAGTTCCACGAGGTGGGCGTCACCAACAAGGACGCCCAGTTCCTGGAGCTGCGCAAGTTCCAGATCACGGACATCGCTCGCCTGTTTCGGGTGCCGCCACACATGATCGCGGACCTGGATCGGGCCACCTTCTCGAACATCGAGCAGCAAAGCCTGGAGTTCGTCATGCACACCATGACGCCCTGGGCCGAGCGCTGGGAGGCTTCGATCGAAGCGGACCTGATGCTGGAAGGCGATGAGCTCGAAATCGAGTTTGACTTCGCCAACCTGATGCGTGGTGATGCGGCCAGCCGCTCGGCTTACTACCAAAGCGGCATCCAAAACGGCTGGCTCACCCGCAATGAGGCCCGTATCGCCGAGAACCTCAACCCGATTTCTGGACTGGATCAGCCCCTTCGCCCGCTCAACATGGTCGAAGAGGACGCGGCCGAGGCATTGGAGTCACAGACTGCAGCGGCAGACGGAACGCCCTCACCTGACGCAGACCCCGGGTCTGATCAGGCCATTCACCAGAGGCTGCGGGGTTTGGTTCATGTCAACGCACAGCGTCTGGCCCGTCGCATCAGCAGGACCGGTGCGATCGGACCCAAAGAAGTGAATTTGATCTCTGAGACCTTCGGCTTGACTCCATCACGGGTTGAGCAGTGGGCCACCCACATTGAAACACCTACCGATGAGCATGCACTGGCGCAAGCGCTCATCGAACTTGGAACGCATGAATGAACAAGCAACTTCTGATCTCTGAATTTTTGACCACGCCCTGGGCATTGATGCCCGAGCGTCTGCAGGCCATGACTGCCGTCCTCACCCGTTGGTCTTCTGACGTGTCCCCCAGCGACGAGACGCTGTTTCAGATCAATACGGACCGGGTGCTGCGGGATACGCGTAAACAGTTCGCAACAGACCGTGCCTCTTCCAATGCCGGAGCTGGCATCGCGGTCCTGCCCCTGTATGGGGTGGTCACGCAGCGCGGCAACATGGTCGATGACATCTCAGGGCCGGGCAGTACCAGCACCCAGAAATTCACAAGCGCATTGCGCAATGTCTTGGCGGATGACACTGTGGGCCAAATCCTGATCGACATCGATAGCCCAGGCGGCAGCGTCTACGGCGTTGCCGAGCTGGCCGCCGAGATTGTCAAAGCCCGGGCCCAAAAGCCCGTGGTGGCCGTGGCCAATAGCCTGGCCGCCTCGGCCGCCTATTGGATCGGTTGCTCGGCCGGTGAGTTCTATGTCACCCCGGGTGGCGAGGTGGGCTCCATCGGTGTCTGGCAGGCCCACTTTGATTACTCAAAGGCGCTGGAAGAGGAGGGGGTCAAACCCACCCTGATTTCGGCAGGCAAGTTCAAGGTCGAGGGCAACCCGTATGTGCCGCTGGATCCTGAGGCCCAGGCCTTTATGCAGTCCCGCGTGGACGACTATTACAACGCCTTCATCAAAGCCGTGGCCAAGGGCCGAGGCGTCTCGATTGGCGATGTGCGTGATGGCATGGGCGAAGGCCGGGTGTTGGGCGCCGATGCGGCGCTTGCCGCCAAGATGGTGGACGGCATTGCCACCTTTGACGATGTGCTGGCCAAGATGCAAAAGTCGGCCGTCCCTCAAAAGCCACCGGGTGCTTCCCGGCTTGGCCGGGCACGAGCAGCCCTCGCGCTGATCTGACTTCGAACAGATTCCGTTTCCCCAATTCAGCAGTCCTCCGTTGAGGGCTGCCGACCACCTGCGACCCGTTGGTCGCGCCTCAAACCGCCGCCCCGTGCTTACTGCCTGGGCGGCATTTTCATATCTGGAGCAACCCCAATGAGTAAGCAATTGCGCGAGCTTCAAGCTCGCAAAGCCACCCTGGTCAAGGACGCCCGCGCCCTGACCGACATCGCCGCATCTGAAGAGCGCGATATGACCGATGAGGAGTTGAATGCCTTCAACGCCCTCAAGGCCAAGATCGAGGTGGCGTCAGCAGCCATCGACCGCGAGGCTGCCCTGATCGCCGAAGAGGCGCATATGGCCAATGTGGCCCATTCAGCAGTCTCCCATGGTCACACATCCACGGTAATTTCCGTCACCGACAACCTCGAAGTCGACCCCAAGCACGGCTTCAAAACCGTGGGCGACTTCCTCAAAACCGTGCGTCAGGCCCAAAACCCCGGCAGCGCCATCGACGAGCGCCTCCTGATTGGCTCCGGTCGCGGTGCCGTCGCCCCTGCCTCTTTTGGCAACGAAGGCTCGGCGCAAGACGGTGGCTTTTTGGTGCCGCCCCAATTCGCTCAAGAAATTTTCCAGCTCTCCTTGGGTGAAGACTCCTTGCTGCCGCTGACCGACAACGTCGAGATCACGGGCAACACCATGGCCTTCCCCAAGGATGAGACCACGCCCTGGGGCACCAACGGCATCCGAGCCTACTGGCAAGGCGAAGCCAATCCGGCCGGTGCCACCAAACCTGTGCTGGGTCTTTCCACCTTGCGCCTCAAAAAGCTCATGGCCCTGGTGCCAGTGACCGACGAACTGCTGGACGACACCAATGCGCTGTCAACCTATCTGCCCGACAAGATCGCTACTTCCATCCGCTGGAAGACCAACGAGTCGATCTTGTTTGGCGCGGGCACCGGCCTGCCTGTGGGCTGCATGACCAACGCGACCACGGTGACGGTAGCCAAGGAGTCGGGCCAGGCAGCCCAGACACTTCTGGCCCAGAACCTGGCCAAGATGATTTCTCGCCTGCCGCCGGGCTCATTTGGCAAGGCCGTGTGGATCGTCAACAACGACGTACTGCCAGCTCTTTTCACGCTCATGCTGGGCAACTACCCGATTTACCTGCCCACGGGATTGCCCGTCGGCGGCATCCAGGTCTCACCCTACGGCACTTTGCTGGGTCGCCCGGTGTTCGTCTCCCAGCACGCCAACAGCTTTTCTGCAGCGGGCGATGTGTTGCTGGCCGACCTGTCGTACTACCAGACCATCACCAAGGCTGGTGGCATGCAAACGGCCACCTCCATGCACCTGTACTTCGACTCGGACCTCACGGCGTTTCGGACCACGTTCCGCATGGACGGCCAGTCCAAGATCGCCGCGCCCATTGCCCCGGCCAAGGGCAACGCCACCTTGTCGCCCTTTGTCCAACTGGGCGCACGCTGATCGTCGCCCTACTTTGAAGGAGAACCCTCATGTTTCCAAATGCAAAAGGCAGCGAACTGCTGTCTATCTTGGCCACGCTCGACCCGGGCAACCAGGCACCGGGTGTCGCCAACACCGGCTGGGTGCCGCTGAGCACCCACCATGGCCTGCTGGCGCTGGTTCAAACCGGCGCTTTGCCCACAGGTGCCACCGTCGACGCCAAGCTGCAGCAGGCCCAGGACGCCAATGGCACGGGTGCCAAGGACGTGGCGGGCAAAGCCATCGCGCAACTCACCCAGGCGAGCAACGGTGCCAACCGTCAGACGCTCATCAACTTGCGCCCTGAAGAGCTCGATGTGAACAATGGCTTTGCCTTCGTCCGCCTCGTGGTCACGGTGGCTGCTGCGGCGGCCAACACCTCGGCGCAGCTGATGGGCGTCAATCCGCGACTGGCCTCAGCCGAAACAGCCAACCAGGCTGCTGTGGCTCAGATCGTTTGATCTGAAGGGGAGAGCGGTGCATGCCCATGCAGTTGATCACCCCGCCAGCGGCCGAGCCCGTCTCGCTGGCCGAGGCCAAGCTCCACCTGCGTGTGGACTTTGACGACGACGATGCCCTGATTCAGGCGCTGATCTCTGCAGCCCGACAGGCCGCCGAGATGCTGATCCAACGGCAGCTGGTCACGGCCCGCTGGCGCATGGTGCTCGACAGCTTTCCGGGCTGCGGCCTCATGGGGGTGCCTGCAGGGCAGACCTTCACGCTGCCTGGGCATGCCATCCTGATTCCCAAGTCACCCCTGCAATCGGTGGTGGAAATTCGCTATTTGGACATGGCGGGTGTTTCGCAAGTCATGCCCTCCGCACATTACACGGTGGACAAGGCCTGTGAGCCTGCCCGAATCACTCCGGTGTTTGGTCAGATCTGGCCTGTGGCCTTGCCGCAAATCGGTGCCGTCTCTGTGACTTTTGATGCCGGGTATGGCAGCGCAGCGGATGTGCCCGAAGGTCTCAAAAGCTGGATCAAGTTGCGTCTGGGCAGTCTGTACGCCCACCGCGAGGAAGTCGCGTCGATGGCCCGAGGTCGCATTGACCCCTTGCCCTTTGTCGATGGCCTGCTCGATCCCTACAAAGTACCCCTGATATGAGGCCTTTATGAACCCGATCGGAGCAGGCGCATTGACGCGCCGCATCAGGATCCAGCGCCCCAGCACGACCAAAGACCGCCTGGGTGGCCCCTGCCGCACTTGGCTCGATGTGGCGACCGTCTGGGCTGACATTCAGCCTCTGTTAGGACGTGAAGCGGTGATCGCTGGGCGGATCTCGGCAGAACTCACCCACCAGATCACGGTGCGCCACCAGAGCCTTTTTGACAACCCCCACCAAGTGGCTCAGATGCGCGCGCTTTACAAAGCTCGGGTGTTCAACATCCATTCGGCTCTTGATGAGGACGAGCGCCGGGTCAAACTCATCTTGTTGGCTTGCGAAGGGCTAGACGATGGCTAAACGTGAAACCGTCAAGATCGAAGGCCTGGCAGAACTGGGCAAAGCCTTGCGCGAATTGCCAGAACGTGTCGCCAGAAACGGCTTGCGTGTTTCGGTGTACGCCGGGGCAAAGGTCGTTCGTGACGAAGCCCGCGCCCGGGCACCCAAGGCGCAGCAGTCTCTGGGGCCGAACCAGCCCCCACCGGGCACCCTCAAACGCTCGGTGATCATGAAGCACATCCCCGAGCTCTCCAGCCTCACGCGCCAGACCTTCTTTGTGACGGTGCGCCACGGTAAGAAGTACCGCAAGCAGGGCAAAAAAGGCAACCTGTCCCAAGACGCCTGGTATTGGCGCTTTGTGGAGTTTGGCACCCGAAAGATGGCGGCACGTCCATTTCTGCGTCCAGCGCTCGAGGCCAAACGGCGCGAAGCGGCTCAGGCCATGAAAGAGCGATTGCAGCAGCGCGTGGCGCAAGAAGCCAAAAAATTCAGCACAAGACCTTAGGACACAGCGGTGCAGGACTTCTTTGACGCCATCCAGAACTTGGCCGGTGGTGAGGTGTACGCCCTTGTCGCTCCAGAAAGCACACAGTACCCGGCCATCGTTTACACGCCCATAGCGCAAGAACACATCTTCGGCATCGATGGGCCAAATTTGTCAGGAGGCCTGCAGCGCGTGCGCGTGCAGGTCGACACCTACGCCAGAACCTACCAGGAGGCCTTGCACCTGCAAGACCAGGTCCTGGCGGCGCTATTGGCCGATAAGAGCACCATCGCCGATGTGCGCATGGGGCTCAGTGAATTTGAAGCGCAAGCCCGGCTGTACCGGGTGAGCGTGGACTACACCTACCACCGCTGAATCCGTTTCAGCCCACAACAGTTTCACCGCACAACAGGAGCACGTGCATGAGCAGCACCGCCATCACCGCACAGGGTATTGCCATTGCCCGCTTTGGCACCACCACCTTTGAAACCATCCCCAACGTGGTCTCGTTTCAGGGGCCCGGAGGCCAGGCCTCGGTCATCGATGTGACCAATCTGGCCTCAACTTCCAAAGAAAAACGCGTGGGTTTGCGCGACGAAGGCCAGCTTTCGCTGAGTCTTCACTACAACCCCGAAGACGCAGTGCACCAGGGCCTGCGCACCGACCGCGCCAACCGCACCCGTCGTCAGTTTCGGATCACCTTCACCGATGTGGCTGCAGCCACTTGGACGTTTTACGGCTATGTCACGCAGTTCAGCGTGCAAGGCGGGGTGGACGCGGTGGTTGAAGCCAGCGTGACCATTGAAATCGACGGCGACATCACAGAAAGCTAAACCCATGAACCTCCTGTCCAAAGAAGCCATCCTATCTGCCGACGACCTGCCGCGCGAAATCGTGAGCGTTCCCGAATGGGGCGGTCAGGTGTACGTGCGCACCATGACCGGCACCGACCGCGACGCCTTTGAAGCCAGCCTGATCACGAGGGATTCAAACACCTCGTCTAACGATCAACGCATGCACAACGTGCGCGCGCGCCTGGTCTCGCTCACCTTGTGTAGCGAGTCGGGCGAGCGCATGTTCCAAGATGGTGACATCGACGCCTTAGGCCGCAAAAGCGCCCGGGCGCTCGACCGGGTCTTTGCTGTGGCCCAGCGCCTGAACGGCATCGGCGCCGATGAGGCGCAAGCCGCAAAAAACGCCTGATCGCCAGCCCGGCCCGGCGCTTTGTGTTTCGGCTGGCGCTGGCTTTGGGTCTGCCAGTGCGCGAGTTGCTGGCGCGCATGGGCTCGGACGAGCTCACCGAGTGGATGGCGTTTTATCAGTTGGAGCCCTTTGGGGATTTTCGGGCGGACTTGCGCTCGGCCATCGTCGCCTCCACCTTGGCCAACGCCCACCGCAGCAAAGAGGGCAAGCCCTTTACGCCCGAAGACTTCATGCCCTTTGTGGAAAAAAACCACCACAAAGATCACCACAAGCCACACCGTTCAGATCAACCCAAGGCATCTGAAGCAGATGCGGCACGCCTGAACATCGCCCGCTTCAAAGCCATGTTCGCGCACCGCATCAAGAGATAAGGCAACCCCCATGGCTGATATCGGCTCCTTGGTCATCAAACTTGCAGCCGACACCGCCGAGTTTCAGGCCGATCTCGGGCGCAGTGCGCGTTTGCTGGACAAGCACGCCTCGGACATGAAAACCTCGCTGCAGCAGGTCGCTGGTGTTGCCCGGACCGCTTTTGCGGTCGTCATCGGCACCACCTCTGTGGCAGCACTGCGTGACTTTGTGACCCAGACCCTGGAGACCTCGGCAGCGCTGCAAGGTCTGGCTGAGCAAACCGGAGCGAGTGCTACGGCGCTGTCGGGCTTTGCGCCCGTGGCCACCATCTCGGGCACCGCGATGGACGCCATCGGCGGGAGTCTGGCCAAACTCTCCAAAGGTCTGGCGGGGGTGGACGATGAAACGGCCGGTGCCACCAAGGCGCTGCAGTTTTTGGGCATAAGGGCCAAGGATGCCAGTGGCAACCTGCGCGATCCTGCCGAGGTCATGAACGATGTGGCCTTAAAGCTCTCCGAATTTGAGGATGGCGCGGGCAAGACGGCCCTGGCCATGGAGCTCTTTGGCAAGTCGGGCGCGTCCATGCTGCCCTTCCTCAAAGACCTTGCAGAAAACCAGGACCTCAATATTCGGCTCACGGCCCAGCAGATCGAGGAAGCGGACAACGCCTCCAAGGCGCTGGCCCGCATGAAGGCCGAGACAGGCTTTGTCGCGCAGACACTTGTCACGGCCGCCATCCCGTCCATGACAGTGCTCGCGCAGGAGCTCAAGCAGGTGCTCTTTGGTACGGACGATGCGGTGGGCGGTATCCAGCGCCTGCGCACCGATGGCTCGCTCACCACCTGGGCGCAGAACACGGCGTACGCCATCGCTGTGGTCATCGACGCCCTGCGCGGCATTGGCCAGACCATCAAGTCGGTGATTGGCAGTTTCCAGGTGGTGTGGGCAGACATTGAGCTGGCGGGCACGTTTTTAGCGGGGGGCGAGGGGCTCAATCCATTTTCTGAAGAGAACCGTGCACGCCTCAAAGCGGCGCTGGACAAACGCAATGCCATCGTTGCGCAGGCCAACCAGAACTATGTCGAGCTGTGGGACATGCCACTTTTGGCCGATGCGGTCACCAAAAGCTTTGATGACATCCGCAAAGGCACCGATGCGAGCAACTCTGAAACAACTGCACCCGCGCCCCGAAAGCGCCTGAACTACAGCACCGCCACCACGGCCGTCACAGCCACGGCCATGGCGGGTATCGACAGCGAGCTCAAACGCCTACAAAGCCTGGTTGATGCAGAGTCGGGCATTCTCAAGGACCGCCAACGCATCATCGACCTCTATGAAAACCAGGGCTACCTGAGTTTCAAGGAGGCCAGTGACGCTCGCCTGGCTGCGCAGCAAGACTTCACGCAAAAGCTCTCTGCCTTGTCCTCGGATGAGGAAGCTGTTTTGCGCAAAGGTCTCGACTCGGTCGCTAAAACCAGCCAGGACAAACTCAAGCTCCAGGACAAGCTCCTGGAGATTGCCCTCAAACGCCAAAAGCTCGAGCGCGATGCCCAGCAGTCCGACCTGGAGCGCCAGATTCGGCTGCCGGGCGAGTATCTCAAAGACCTGCAAGAGCAGGCCTCGCGCGGTCAGGCGCAGTTGCGTGCCAGCGAGGAGCAGATCAAAACCCTGCGCGAAACCGGCGCCATCAGTGAGCTGGACTCGTTGCGTCGCTTGGGCGAAGCCCGTCAGGAAAGTGCGAACCAGCTGGCCACACTGGCCGAGCAGGCGCGTGCCTTGGCAGACGCAGCCCCCGGCAATGAAAAACTCGCCGAAGCCCTTCGCAAAATCGAGGAAGCCGCCCGCCTAGCGGCAGATGGCGCTCAGCTTTTGACGCAGCGGGCCAAGGAACTCTCTGACCCCGAAGCCGGATTTGCCAAGGGCATGCGCGCAGTGGCTGAAGAGGCTGAGCAAATCGGCAAGCAGATGGAAGCGGCAACAATCCGCGCCTTCAACGGCATGACCGATGCGCTGGTGGGCTTTGTGATGACGGGCAAGCTCGACTTCAGGTCGCTGGCTAACTCCATCATCTCGGACCTGATCCGCATCCAAATCCAGCGCGCCATCACGCTGCCCCTGGCCAAAGCCATGAGCAGTTTCTTTGGCTTTGCCGATGGCGGAGTCATGACGTCAGAGGGGCCATTACCTCTGCGGGGCTACGCCAGCGGCGGGATTGCCAATTCGCCGCAACTGGCGGTGTTTGGCGAAGGCTCGCGGCCAGAGGCCTATGTGCCATTACCCGATGGGCGGACCATTCCCGTGACCATGAGCGGTGGCGCTGCTGGTGCTGCTGCTGGTGCTATGGGCGCAGGCCATGTGTTCAACATTTCCGTGAATGTCTCTGACGCAGGCGCAGCAGCGCGAGGCGACAGCGCGGGCGGTCGTGACCTGGGCCAGGCAGTGGCCAACGCGGTCCGCCAGGAGCTGCTGGCGCAAAAGCGGGCCGGTGGCTTGCTCGACAGCAGGAGGGCTTTGTAAATGGCGGTGTTCACATGGATTCCATCGCTGGGTGCCAGTCTGGCCATGCGGCCCAATGTGCGCCGGGTGGCATTTGGCGATGGTTATGAGCAGCGCCTGGGCTTTGGAATCCACACCCAAGCCGAGGTCTGGACGCTGGAGTTTCGTGGGCGGACCACGCAGGACGCGGGGGCGATCGACGATTTCTTGCGCGCTCGCGGAGGTGTGCATGCATTTGAGTGGACCACCCCGGCAGGCACTGCTGCCAAGTTCACCTGCGAAGAGTGGAGCCGCTCGGTGGATGAGCCCGACGTCGAGACTGTGCGGGCCACATTCAAACAGGTGTTTGATCTGTGATGACCGAACAAGCCAAGACTTCCCCAGCGATCACCTCAGAAATCCAGAAACTTGCCCCCAGCGCCGTGATCGAGCTCTTTGTGCTGGACCTGTCGCTCTTTGGCCAGGGACCAGTGAGGTTTCATGCCGGTACCAATGCGCTCATGCAGCGTGTGGTCTGGCAAGGCCATGCCTATGAAGCGTTTCCGATCCAGGTTGAAGGCTTTGAGTTCAATGGCGGCGGACAGGTGCCACGTCCCCGGCTGCGAGTGGCCAATGTCACGGGTTCGATCACGGCGCTCGTGCTGAGCTACCAGGACCTGGTGGGAGCCAGGATCACCCGCAAACGGACCCTGGCCAAGTACCTCGATGCGGTCAATTTTGCGGGCGGCGTGAACCCTACGGCAGATTCCTTGGCTGAGTTTGCCGACGACGTTTACTGCGTTGACCGCAAGTCGCGTGAAACGCGCGAGGTGGTCGAGTTCGAGTTGGCCGCGTCTTTTGACCTCGAAGGCGTCAGCTTGCCGCGCCGTCAGATTGTGCAAAACGTCTGCCCTTGGTCCTACCAGGGTGCCGAGTGTGGCTACACGGGCAGTGCGTATTTCAACGCGAATGACGAGGTGGTGAGCAGCAAGGCGCAAGACGCCTGTGGCAAACGCCTGGCCTCTTGCCAGCGGCGCTTTGGTGCACATGCCGAGTTGCCTTTCGGGGGTTTTCCTGCAGCGGGCTTGTTCCGGTGATGAATGAAATCAAAACATGAACGAAATCACTGAATGAATGAAATCAATCAATCCCTGGCCTTGGCCCACGCCGCCAAAGAGTTTCCCCGTGAAGCCTGTGGGCTGCTGGTCATTCAAAAGGGCCGCGAAGTCTATTGCCCTTGCCGCAACATCGGTGTGGGCACTGACCAGTTCGTGATCCACCCCGAAGACTATGTGGCAGCCGACCGCCAGGGCGAAATCGTTGAGGTGTTCCATTCCCACCCGAACTTGCCCCCTGAGCCCAGTCAGGCCGACCGTGTGGCCTGCGAGGCCACAGGGCTGCCCTGGTCCATCGTGTCGTTTCCCGCGGGTCAGTGGGCACAAATCAAGCCCGTGGGCTATGTCGCGCCCTTGGTGGGCCGTCAATGGGCGCATGGGGTACTTGACTGCTACGCCCTGGTGCGCGACTGGTACGTGCAGGAGCGTGGCATCGAACTGCCCAATTTTGAGCGCTTTGATGAGTGGTGGAAGCGGGGCATGAACCTGTACCTGGACAACTTTGGATCCGCCGGGTTTGGGGTTACGGATCTGACGGATCGGACAGATCTGAAGGTGGGGGATGTGCTCTTGATGCAGGTCGCCTCCCCTGTGCCCAACCATGCGGCGGTGTATCTGGGCGACGGGCTGATCCTGCATCACCTGCAAGGCAGGCTATCGAGTCGCGACGTGTACGGCGGCTACTGGCAAAAGGTCAGCACCCACGCGTTGCGGCATCCAGACCTTCACCGACATCTTTAGCCGTTTTCTTTACCGCTCCTAAAACTTGCAGCATGAGTCTTGCCATGGCCACGATCCTTCTTCTCGGTGAACTGGGCAAGCGCTTTGGGCGTCGCCATCAGATGGCGGTGGCCTCAGCCGCCGAGGCGGTGCGCGCTCTTTGTGCGAATTTTCCGCAGTTTGAGCGGGAGTTGGTGTCCTCTGGCGAGCGGGGCGTGGGCTACCGGGTGCTGGCCGGGCGGGACCAACTCGCGCTCGACCGCTTGCACGAGCCCACCGGCCAGCAGCGCATCACCATCGCGCCTGTCGTCTCGGGTGCTGGTGGCAATGGCTTAGGTCAGATCCTGCTCGGTGCAGCTTTGATCGCTGTGTCCTGGTGGAACCCGATGGGCTGGGCAGCCGCTGGCTCATTCTTGTCGCAAGCGACCCTGTATTCGGTGGGCACTTCCATGATTCTGGGCGGTGTGGCCCAGATGATTGCACCCACCGCCAAATCCGCCGATCCGTCCGAGCGCCCAGAAAACCGCCCCAGTTATGTGTTCAACGGGCCCGTGAACACCACCGCCCAAGGCCATCCCGTGCCCGTGGGCTACGGCCGCATGATCGTGGGTTCGGCCGTGATCAGTGCGGGCATCGATGTCGATGAAATACCTGTCCTTTAAATACCTGTCCTTTAAATACCTGTCGATGAGATCACTGCATGAATCTGATGCCAGCTTCAAATCCTTTGATCATCGGCGCAGGTGGTGGGGGCAAGTCGGGCGGCGGTAGCGCCCGTGTAGCCCAGGAAGCTGCCGACAGCCTGCGCTCCAAAGCCTACGCCCGTGTGGTCGATTTGGTGTGCGAAGGAGAAATCGAAGGCCTGGTGCAGGGTTTGCAGTCGGTCTTTTTGGACGACACGCCAATTCAGAATGCTGATGGCAGTTACAACTTTTCTGGGGTGACGCTTGAAAGTCGCCCCGGCACCCAGCAGCAGGGCTACATCCCGGGTTTTGCCTCGGTAGAGAACGAAGTCTCGGTCGGCGTGGAATGCAAGTTTGCCCAGCCGGTGGTGCGCGCCATCAACGACCCCGACGTGGACGCTGTGCGCCTTAAAGTGAGCATGCCCGCGCTCACCTTGCAGGACACGACCAACGGCGACTTGAATGGCACATCGGTCAGCTATGCGATCGACTTGCAATCAGCGGGCGCCGGTTTTGTGCAGGTGCTCACCGACACGGTTTCTGGCAAGACCACTTCGCGCTACCAGCGCAGCTACTACGTGCCACTGTCCGGCGCAGGTCCTTGGGATGTCCGCCTTCGCAGGCTGACCGAGGACGCAACCCAGAGCAGTCTGCAAAACAAGACCTTCCTGGACTCGTACACCGAGGTCATCGAGAGCAAGCTGCGCTACCCCAACAGCGCCTTGATGGCCTTGCGGGTGGACGCCTCGCAGTTCAACGCCATCCCCCGGCGCAGCTATGAGCTCAAACTCCTGCGTGTGCGGGTGCCGTCCAATTACGACCCGGAGTCTCGCTCATATGCCGGAATCTGGGACGGCACCTTCAAGGTGGCCTGGACCGACAACCCGGCCTGGTGCTTTTACGATCTGGTCACCAACACCCGCTATGGCTTGGGACATTTCACCCCTGAGTCTCAGGTTGACAAGTGGGCGCTGTACCGGGTGGCCCGTTACTGTGACGAATTCGTGCCCGATGGCTTGGGTGGGCGCGAGCCCCGCTTCACCTGCAACCTGTACCTGCAAACCCGCGAGCAGGCCTACAAGGTGGTGCAGGACATGGCTTCGGTCTTCCGGGGTATGGCCTATTGGTCCGGTGGGGCGATCACCGTCACGCAAGATGCGCCCCAAGACCCGGTCTACCAGTTCACCGCTGCCAACGTCATCGACGGTGAGTTCGCCTACCAGGGCTCGTCTGCCAAGGCTCGGCACACCGTGGCCCTGGTCAGCTGGGTCGATCCGGAGGATTTTTACAGACAGAAGGTGGAATACGTTGAGGACGTCGCAGGCATCGCGCGCTACGGCGTGGTGCAAGCCGATGTGGTGGCCATGGGCTGCACCTCGCGCGGGCAGGCCAACCGGGTGGGCAAGTGGCTGCTGTATTCCGAGCAGTCCGAATCGGAAATCATCACTTTCCGCACGGGGCTGGAAGGTGCGGTGGTGCGCCCGGGAGATGTCATCCAGGTGGCCGATCCGAGCCGGGGCGGCATGCGCCTTGGGGGGCGCGTCGCAGCAGCCACCACCACCAGCGTTACCCTGGATCAGGATTTGCCAGCCGATTTACCCTGGCGGCTTTCGGTGATCTTGCCCAATGGCAGTGTAGAAGAGCGCCTGGTCGGAGCAACCTTCGCTGCGTCCAGCGGTGATGCACACGCTCGGCGAACGCTTATGGTGACCATCCCCTTCAGCATGGCCCCGCAAACCGATGCCATCTGGGTGCTGGCTTCTTCCATCATCGAGCCGCAACTGTTTCGGGTGGTGTCCGTGGCCGAGCGCGAGCCCGGCGTGCATGAGATCACGGCCCTGGCCCACAACCCGGGCAAGTACGCAGCCATTGAAGAGGGCCTGGCGCTGCAGCCGCGCACCATCACGGTGCTGTCGGACATGCCTACCGCCCCCACAGCCCTCAGCATGCAAGAGAGCCTGTACCGGGTCAAAGACCGGGCGCAGGTGCTGGTCCAACTGTCTTGGGCTGAAGTGCCCGTGGCCATTGCTTACCGGCTTTCCTACCGGGTGGGCGGTGGCAACTTCGTGAGCTTGCCGCTGGTGAGCGCCAATTACGCAGAAATCCGCGATGCACAGGAGGGTGAGTACGAGTTCAGCTTAAGGGCCATCGGCATCACCCGTAAAGAAAGTGCGCCCGCCACACTCAGCGCCACGGTGCTGGGCAAGACACTGCCTCCGTCGGATGTGACCGGCTTTACCGTGCAGCGGCGCATGTCCGATCTGCTGCTGAGCTGGGACGAACTGCCCGATGCCGATTTGGCGGGCTATGAGGTTAGGGTCGGGCCCGGCTGGGACGACGCCCAATTGGTTGCCAAGACCTTAGGCACCCAGATGGTTCACGACCAGGACGCAGCAGGGCAGTACCCGTACCACATCCGCGCTTACGACACCTCGGGCCAATACAGCGCGCATGTCACCACCTTTGTGTTGACCTTGCTGGCCCCGGCCACGGTGCGCCAGTTCGATGTCGTGCAGTCATCCAACCGGCTGGAGTTTCGCTGGCAACCCAACCCAGAGCCCGAGGTGGTGGGCTACGAGCTGCGAGAGGGTGCGGCATGGGACGCATCGCTCTTTGTGGCCGAGGTCAAGTCCACCAGCTATACGCTGCCCTCAGGATTTGATGGCGAGCGCAAGTTCTGGATCAAGGCGATTGCCTCGCCCGGCATCTACAGCGACACGCCCACCTTCGTCTCGACCGTGGTGGCCCAGCCGCAAAACGCCAACCTGATCCTCGAGCGCGACGAACAAGCAGGGGGCTTTGCTGGCACCAAGCACTTCGCTTCGGTGGTCACGGTCAATGGCAAAAACGTGCTGCGCATGAACACCGGCGCGGAAGTGGCCGAATACCTGTTCGAGTTGGATCTGGTCTCGCCCATCCGGGCACAGAACACCTTGCTCAGCAGCCTGGGCGCTTCGGTCGATGACCGTACCACCTGGCAGGAAGCCAACTTTGTCTGGAGCGGTGATGCCGCTCGAAGGCAGTGGACCTACGACGGCGCCATCGCCAACGTGGATGCGCGGTTTCAGATGGCGCGAGAGGATGTGCTGCACCCGGGCGAGCTCTACGGATGGCGGCTCAGCGGCTCGGTGATGGGCATTGGCAATGCAGTGACGAGCCAGTCGGCGGGCGTGAGTTACGGCGATGGCCGTTATGGCATGGGGCTCATGGTCAAAGACACCACTCAGGTGGCCTGGACTGTGAACATGCCGCAGGTGTTCCACACCACGTTCTGGTTCATCCCCCAAGAGGTCACGACTTGCGTGATCTGGAAAGCAACGGGACCGAGCGGCGCTTTGCTGCTGGGCTATGACGCCCAAACGCAAGGCTTCTTTTTGGAAGACCACCTGTCCCGGAGCGTCGCGCTGACATTTGGGCTGGAAGCATCCGATCGGATCTGCCTGGGGGTTTGCCAGACCAGCACAGAACGCCGCCTCTTTGCCGCCAGGATGGGCAGCGGTGTCCAGTCGGCCAGCGCACGGCTTGAGCCCGTGGGCGCATTCAGTAGTTTGCGGCTGTATTGAGCAGGCGCAGAATTTTTTAGCAATTCACTTTTAAGGCACCACATGATTGACGAAACCATGCAACTGCAGGGGGCGATGACCCTCATTGTTCGCCGCGCCAGTGGCGACATCGAAACCGTTCACAAAGACAACATCATCGTGAACGTGGGCTTCGATTTCATCGCGGACGCCATCGGCAAATCCGCCAGTCGTCCCTCGGTCATGGGCTTCATCGCCCTGGGCACGGGCACCACGGCGGCTGCAGCCAGCCAGTCGGCCCTGGTTTCCGAGCTTGACCGAAACGCCGCCACCTATGCCCACACCGTTGGCACCAAAGCCTTCAGCTTCACGGCCGACTTCCCAGCAGGCGACGGCACGGGGGCAATCACGGAAGCTGGAGTGTTCAATGCCGCATCGGGCGGCATCATGCTCGACAGGGTGGTGTTCCCGGTGGTGAACAAGGGGGCAGACGACAGTCTGACGGCAGTGTTCACCTTCACCATGAGCTGATCGCCATGGCCGAGACGGTCACCGTAGGCGAGTCCCAAGGCCCGCGCTACACCTGGGCCAATGCCAGTTTCACTTGGGCCAGTGCCAGTGCAGGCAAATCCTGGCTCACGGCTTACCCCGCTGTCTATGTGGTCGCAGTAGCTGCCACACTCGCTTGGGTTGAGGCTTCAGGCCGTCAGCATGGCAAACGCCTGACTGAAGCCCTGTCCCTTGCGGAAACCCGGCGTCATCAAGCCGCGCTGCAAAAGACGGAGTCAATCGGGTTTGCCGACACCTACTACGACCTGATCGCCTATGTCCTTCGCTGGGTTGAGTCGCTGGGGGTGACTGAGGGCGTTGCCAAATCGAGCCGCAAGTCCGTTCAAGAAAACCTTCAAAGTCTGGACGGCTTGGCCCGCTCCATAGCCAAAGCCTTGCAAGAAGGCTTGCCTGTAACCGAAGTCTTGTCTCGGCAGATGCGCCAAAAGCATGCTGAGAGCCTGCCAGTGGCATCGGTATCCGCGCGGGTCGCCACCAAAACAGTCGCTGAAAGAGTGGCTTTGACCGATGACCTGGATCAACGCTTCAGCAAACGGGTCAGCGAAGCGCTGAACTTTGCCGAAACTTATTACGACCTGATCGCCTTCATCCTGCGCATCAGCGAGGGTTTGGCTGTAAGCGATCAGGCCTCCAGGTGGCTTCAAAAGCCAGTCGCTGAGACATTCACCACGAGCGATCAGCTCAGTCGCCAATCCATCAAGCAGGTGGCCGAGGCACTGGCGTTTGCCGAAACTTTAGGCCGCACAGTGGCGTACAGGCGGCTCTTGCAGGAAGGGCTGGGTGTCTCGGAAGCCTTGCGCAGGTCGATGCGTCTCAAGGCTCATGAAGCCCTGGCGCTCGCCGAGCAGTACCGCCGCCACGCCAACGGCGTGATCAGCGACATGATCGTGGCCAGCACCGAGATCACCGAAGCCGATTTTGCAAGAATCGTCGAAACGGGCCATCCCCCGGGCTACACGGATTTCCGGGACTTCATTCAGGGTGACTACACCTACCAGCGCGCCTTGTTTCGGGCCATCTTGAAGTCCAGAAATTCCGACCGGGGCTTCATTGATGCGCTGCGCGTGACGGTGGATGTCCCAGATGTCTTTGACCGGGGCACTGTGCAGATCACCGATGCGCAGGCAGGTGCTGTGATTGGCTTTGCCCGAATTTTTAGGGTGCCGCCCGAGGTGACCATGACCCACAAGGGCGGCACGGTGGTCGCCATCCCGCGCCTATCCAGTGCAGTCACCCGGACAGGCTTCACGGCAGTTTTAGAAAACATCTCTGGCGCTCGCGTGACCGGCGCGTTCACCTGGATCGCTCAGGGGTACTGACAGCTCCCATGTACCTCAGTCATTTACCCACCCGTTCACCATGCAAAACTTCACCGACATCCCGTCGTCGCGCACGCTTTCTGACTCACTCATCGAGATCCTGAACAACGACAAGACGGCGATCTCCTGCAACAGTGGCACCACCTTCCCCACCACCAACCAGCAAGTGGGCATGCTGTGCTACCGCACGGATCAGCTCAAGCTTTACCAGCTTATCGGCACCAACCCGGATAACTGGCGCTTCATCATGGACCTGACCAGTGGGATCGATGCACAGTTCGCGGCCAAACTCAATGCCGCCGCCTACACAGCTGCCGATGTGCTGGCCAAGCTGCTCACGGTGGATGGCGCGGGTTCTGGGATCGATGCCGACCTGCTCGACGGCCAGCATGCCAGCGCATTTGCTTCAGCTTCGCACAACCACAACTCGGCCTATCTGGGCATCAGCGCCAAAGCGACGGACGCAGACCGTCTGGACGGCTATGACGCCTCGGCCTTTGTCCGCTCGGTTAACGGTGGTGGTCCGGACGCGAACGGCAACGCCACGGTCAACATCGATTTGTCGGGGCGGGTAGCACGCACGGGCGACAGCATGAGCGGGCGCCTCACGCTGCCCAGTCAGACCGTGCAAAGCACTTCGCCCACGATCGACTTTTACGACACAGACCAGGGCAGCACCCGCTACCTGCATGTCAACAGCAACCTGATGGGATTTCTGAAAACCGACGGCAACTGGGACATGTACATGAACAACGGCGGCTCCATGTGGACCGCCAACTATGGCTGGCTGCACGACTACTTTTTCAAGCAAGTGGCCAATTGCGGTGGTACTGGTTACGCCATCAATTGCTATGGCAGCGGCAACATCACCAGTCGTCATGACTATGAGTTGATTGATGAAGGCGGGCAGCTGCGGCTGCGCACAGTGAACGTGTTGGCCAATTGCAACTGCAATTGCAACTGCTGTGGCTGCTGAAAGGGGAATTGCTCATGAAAACCGTACGCATGTCTTATCCGCTGCAAAGCCCTGCGAGCACAACAAACGCGCACCGAACCAACCTCATTCGCATTCAGAAGGTGGAGGGCGATTTCTTGATCGAACACCTCACGCCTTCTTTTGAGCAAGCCTTAGATGAAAGTGGCCGGGTCATTGATGAATCGTCTGCGCCCATGTTGGTCGGCCATCAAAGCGCATTTGTCCATGCTGTCACAGTAAGTGACCTGCAAAACCTCGCGCAAGATCCCGGCAATGCCTACACCGTCTGGCTCTTTGCACTGCGTCAAGGGGAGAGTGAGCCGGTGTGGATCAACAAGTTCGCGCAGACTGCCTTGTCTAAAGAAGGGTTTCGGCAGTACTGGAACCAGCAGCCCATGCTGGTCTTGGCCCAGCTTTGGATCCCACCGCTAGGTCTTGAGCCCTCACTGGTGCTCATGTGCTCGCCACAAGCGGGTCAGACCGAGGTGACCGGTTTTGAGTTTGATCACGAGTGGGAAAGCAATTCGGTTGCCATGGCTCTGGCGTTTCCCTCGTTTCGCTTGGTCGATGAGGGGGGTGATCCCCGGCGCATCCGTATCTCGGCGGTCAATGACCAGGGGATGGTGCTCCCGGCGTCTGGGCAGGTGCTACTGAGCACCACGGCCGGTGCTTTGAGCAACAGCCGCCCAGACCTGGATCAAGGGCAAGCCCTTGTCACGCTCTTTGGCGCAGACCCCGGGGCCCTGGCCAAGATCAAGCTGGGATTCAAGTGGTTCAGCGGTGTCGAAGAGCTGGAGGTGCGGGTGTGAGCGGTGCTGAAAAAGTCCGTGCGCGCTTCGTGCAGCGGGTCGATGAATTCACACAGCCGTTGGTCGTGGAGGTTCTCGCTGAAGCGGATCGCTTGACCTGGCGGCTCTGGGAGCCATTGGAGACGTTCCGGCCAAATTACCCTGTCGGCAAGGTGACTCAAAAACAGTATCGGGTCCATCCTTCAGGCGCATTAATCCCAAAATCGCATTCATTGCCCAGACGCGGCCAGCCCAGTCCCTACGTCTTGCCAGTCAGACTGGACATGCCATCCGGCCACACCGAGACCATTGATGGCGTTCAGTGGGGCCTGGTCGATGAAATCGCACTGGATCCACAGGCCATGCGCGCCAAGCCTCGCATGTATGGCGAGCACCTGAGTGATTGGGCCGCCTGGATGTTTGTGCTGTGCACAGATACCTGGCGCTTCATGACGCCCTTCAACCGCCATGTCCTCACCCGCAGCAGCCGGGTAGACAGCGAGGGCTTTACTGCCTTGTCCTTGCCGCTCACCAAAGCGCGCCAGACGCACTTGGTTGCCGGGTCATGCTTGGTGCCATGGCATGAATCACCGCTCAGCGCCCAGATGGTGCTGCGTATCAACGCTCACCCAGGCGGACAACTTTGGACCAACCTTCACGTGGACGAGCATGTGCCTTATGCCAAGCCAAGTGATGGACTGACCCAGCATGCCCACACCATCACCCGGCTGCACGAACACATGCCCAAGCTCACCGTGCAAGCTCCGCCAGTGGTGTCTCCAGACCAGTGGGTGGAGTTGGAAATACGGGCTTCAGAGCCCGCCGATGCCTGTCTGCATGTGCACGCCGTCTCGGGCTATGTCCCACACCAGCGCGTTCGCATGCAATCAGGTCGCGCCCAAGTGCGGGCCCTGGCCCAGGGCCTGCGTGCCGGAGAAAACCTGCACCTTCAATTTGGATTAGGGGCCGTCACCGCACTGGCCCAAGGAGTGATTCATGTCATTTGATGCATCAGCGCACGCCCTACCACCCATGATGGCGGTGGCCACACAAGCCAGTCCGCATCCGTTCGCATCAACCGATGCTTCAGAGAACCACCCAACGTCACACCAGCGTTGGGTTTTTTCTTTGTGGCCCAGCACCGTGTACGTCCAGCCCTCTGGCTTGTCGCCGGAAAGGCTTGAACGACTGGCGAAGGCCGTCTTGCGGGAAGACGCTGAGCACCGCTGGGGCCCCGAGTCCTGGCAGTGTCGCAGTCACGACCTGTTGCAGGGGGGCTTATCCCAGGCAGATGGTCTGGATGACATGTTGGCGGTGGTCCGTGAGCACCTGCAATCCATCTGGGGCACATACCGATACCGGCTGAGCGCCCACATCATGCGCTGTCAGCCGGGATTTCATGTGGCTGAGCACATTGCCAGCTCACGTTCTGGTCTCAACACGGTGTTGTTCTTGCAAGCCGACTACCCAACGACCGACAGCCCCAATCTGCGAACGCCGGGTTGTATGGTCATTGGCAATCCGGCCAAACGCCTCAATGAACACCTGCTGCCCTGGGAAACACCGGTGCATTTCCCGATCACGCCCCAGCCGGGCCTGCTCGTGACCATGCCCCTGTGCACGCCGCATGGCTACTTTCCGCTGCGCACGCAGACGCGCGACACCCTTGCCATCGAGTTTCATTCGGTGGCAGAACCGGAGGCAGAACATGCTTGACGCCCGCAGTCCCATCTCTTTTGCCGATGGCGTTCTGGATCCGGGCGTAACGCAGGAGCTCGTCGATTGGCTGCAGCACCTTCAGTACCGTTACTACCGCATCACCAACAAAAACGAGCCGGAGCCGTTTCCGATCTGGCACCGCGAATTGTTGGGTCGGGACTGGCCCATCAACCAAGCTTCGGACTACAGCTGCACGCCGCAATTTCTTCAGGCGCAGACGGGCGTGCTCTCTGTTGTTTGGCGGTCATGCATGCGGGCGCTGCAACTGCCTGTCATGACCCAGTGCCATGGCGTTTACGCCAACGCCAACACCCATGGCAACGAAGGCAATGTCCACATCGACAGCCAGCACCCGTTGGACAGAACCCTTTTGATCTACGGTGTGCGGCACTGGCAAGCAGGGTGGGGCGGAGAGACAGTGTTCTACGACCAGGAGGGTCGCCTGCAGGGCTCGGTCATGCCCGCGCCTGCTCGGGTGGTGTTCTTCGCTGGGCACATCCGCCATGGCGTCAACCCCATCTCCCGTGCCTGCCGTGATCTGCGGCCGGTTCTGGTGTTCAAAACGCGGCTGCAGGAGCCGCAAAAGGCCCTCTCATGAAGTTTCAAATTCACGCCTTGCGTCAAGATGGCCAGAAAATCTTGCTGCACTACGACAACCACTTGTCCACGCTGACCTGGCAGAACGGCACGCCCGTGGCGCCGGTTCAGCCCGGCAGTTTCCGGGATGCCACGGTGGTGTCGATTAGCCAACCTGGCCGCAAAGGCCAGGTGCGCATCCTTAAGATCAGCCTGGGGCTATCCTGCAACTACGAGTGTAGTTACTGCAACCAGCGCTTTGTGCCGCATGCGGATACGAGCAACCCGGACGACATCGAGCCGTTCATCAGTCAACTGACCGATGCGCTACTTGAACCACCCGAACGCATCGAGTTCTGGGGCGGGGAGCCCTTGGTGTACTGGAAGACCCTCCAGCCGCTGGCTGAACGTTTACGTTGCTTGTACGCGGACGCGCAGTTCAGCGTCATCACCAATGGCAGCATGCTCGATGCAGGTAAGAACGAGTGGTTCGACCGCATGGAGTTTTCTGTGGGTTTGTCACACGATGGTCCGGGCCAGTCGACCCGTGGACCCGATCCGCTGAACGACCCTAAGAAATATGCCGCCATCATGGACCTGTATGCCCGCTTGCAGCCTCAGGGCCGTATCAGCATCAACGCCATGGTTCATGCCAGCAACCAAAGCCGGGCGCAGATTCAGGCTTGGCTGCAGCAGCGGTTTGGCCAGGATGTGAACATTGGGGAAGGCGCTTTCATTGACCCCTACGACGAAGGTGGCTTGGCGGTAACGCTGCAAACGCAACAGGACCACGTGCGTTTCAGGTCCTTGGCCTACAAAGAACTGCGCCAGGGCCTGGCTTCGCGCATGTCGGTGGCGCAGCAGCGCATCATTGACTTTGTGCAGTCTATCCGCACCGTACGCCCTGCATCCTCGCTGGGCCAAAAGTGCGGCATGGACAAACCGGACAACTTGGCGGTGGACCTGCACGGCAAGGTGCTCACCTGCCAGAACGTCAGCGCATCAGCCATTGCACCCAATGGGCAGCCCCACCACATTGGCTATTTGTCCAATTTGCAGGCCGTCAAGATGCGCAGCGCCACGCACTGGAGCCACAGGCCCGATTGCCCCAGTTGCCCCGTGCTGCAACTGTGCAAGGGCTCATGCATGTTTTTGCAGGGGCCGCTGTGGGATGCGGGCTGCGATGCAGCCTATTCGGATAACGTGCCGTTTCTGGCTGCGGCCATCGAGTATCTGACGGGTTGCATTCCGTATTTCATCGACGGCGACTTTCGTGAAGACCGCAAAGACATCTTCGGGCAGGTCCATGGAGTCCCCGAACAAAGCACCAAACGCGTGATTCCGATCTTGGCCTACGACCGAACTGTGGCAGCCTGAATCCAAACACCATTCGTTCGATAGCCAATTCAACAGTCCATTCAACATTCAACCCAACTTCCACCCGCCTGGCTTCGGTCAGCGCGGGTTTTTTACTTTGGAGAAACGTATGCCTGAACCGACAAGCTCTGGCGTGGCAGGGGCGGCCGTCGCCTACAAGGCCTTTGGGGGTACCGCTGCGGCGGTGGCCAGTGGGGCCACTTTGGCTGCCGTGGTCGTCATGCTGATGACGCCGCCCCGTGACAAACGCGAGTGGGCCGTGGGGCTCATCAGCACCGTGGTCTCCAGCATCGGTGGTGGCGCCATCACGGTGGAGCATTTCCATTTGCATCATTGGGCGTTTTCTACGGTGGGTCTGTGTGCCCTGGGCGGGCTCATGTTCGCCTGTGGCTTGCCCGGCTGGGCCTTGGTGCGCTGGGTGTTCAACTTCATTGGTCAGCGCCGCGACGCCTCCATCGATGAAGTGGCCAAGGACGTGAAGGAGATGCTGTGAAACCGCAAGACTTCATCGCACTCATTGGCCCTGCTGCACAAGCCAGTCGCTTGCAGACTGGAATCCCCGCCAGCTTCGTGGTGGCTCAGGCCGCTCTGGAGTCCGGCTGGGGCGAGTCGGGCCTGGCCAAACGGGCCAAGAACCTCTTTGGCATCAAGGCTGACCGCAGCTGGACGGGCCAGCGCGTCACCCTCAACACCCGAGAGTTTCTCAACCAGATGTGGGTGGTTATCCCGGCCGACTGGCGCGCCTACCCCGATTGGCAGACCTGTTTGGTGGACCATGGGCAGTTTTTGCGCCGCAACAAACGGTACGCCGCCTGTTTCGCCTGCACCACAGGCAAAGCCTTTGCCCAAGCCGTGGCCAAGGCGGGCTATGCCACCGACCCGCGCTATGCCGACAAGTTGATCGCCATGATCGACAAATACCAGCTCGAAGCGCTCGACCCACCGCTGAACCTATCACCGGAGGCCACATGAGTGCGTGGCTATTACCTTGGCTTGGCGCCTTGCCCCTGCGATGGATCGTCTCAAGCCTGCTGGCTGCGGGCCTGTTTTGGGCTGGCTACCGGCAGGGACAGCAGGGCGTTCAACGGGCTTGGGAAACAGAGCGATTGCAGCAACAAAGCGCCACCTTGCAGCAATCCCTACAGGTGGCCCAGGTCCAAACTCGGCAAGAACAGATCAACCAGCGCATCACCACAGACCATGACACCCGCAAAACCCAACTTCAGCGCTTGTGGCAACCCCCAAAGGCTTCTCTCGTTCCAGTGGTTGTTACGCCTGATTCGCCCAATTCGCAGTCTGTGCCTGATAACCTGCGCACTGGCGATGACCGCCTGCGCGACTCAACCAGCTCCAGCAGTCTCGGCCCCGTGCCCGCCCATGCCCAGCCTGCCACCGGTGTTGATGCAGCCGCCGCCCACGCTGTACCTGATCCCGCCATCGCTCAGATCCCCGTGAGCTGCGAACAATTGGCCAGTGATGCGGCCCAGGCCACGCTCATGGTCTTGTCATTCCAGCGCTGGTACGCCGAGCAGGCCAAAGCCGCAGAAAAGCCATAGAACGGGCGCAACAGTCACACCCCTTTAAAACAGCGCTCCCATCCGCTTGACTTGTGTGCCCACCAGAGCGTTCATGCTGGTATGACACTTACAACAAGCGATGTATGACCCCCAGGCTGCTCACCACGCAAGAGGCCGCTGAGCGCCTGGGCCTCACCCCCGGCAGCCTGCAAAAGTTGCGCTGGCAAGACGATGGCCTGCCCATCTTCCAGCAAGGGCTTGCCGTTCACTACCGACTCGAAGACCTGGAGGCCTTCGAGCAGCGCGAAGTACGAAACCTCCTCAGGCAAGTGCTGCAGCACGAGCGGCCATTGCCGCTCATCCGTGCCATTGCCCGCTCGCTTGACGTGGCGGTCAACACCCAGGGCGTTGAATCTGATCCCACAGTCTTCAAGCCAGCGGTGCGCGAAGACCTCAAGCCCGCGCCCAAGGTGAAGGCGCCGATGCCCATGGCCGAGCCCAAGCCGCAGATGCCATCGTTGGTCAGTCCACCTCAAGACCTCAGCCTGCAACCCAATCACGCCTGGTACCTGGTCCACACCAAGGGCAGACAGGAAGACACTGCGATCACCAACCTGCAGCGACAGAACTTCCGTTGCTACATGCCCATGTTGTATGTAGAGAAGGTCCGCCGGGGCAAGCCGGCGGTGGTGGCCGAGCCCATGTTTCCCAGCTACGTGTTTGTGCAGCTGGACACCAGCGGCCAAGGCCAAAGCTGGTCGCCCATTCGCTCTACGCTGGGCGTGCGCGAGTTGGTCAAATTTGGCGGTCACCCGCCCAAGGTCGACGCCGAGCTCGTCAACGCGTTGCACGAGCGCGAGCAACTGCAGCAGTCCAATCCCCAGGCCCTCTTTGCCGCAGGCGACAAGGTCATCATCACCGATGGCCCCTTCGCTGGCATCGAGGCGATTTACCAAACCACCGACGCCGAGCGGCGCTCCATGATCTTGCTGTCCATGCTCAACAAGCCGGTGCCCATGCGCATCGAGCCAGGCCAGTTGCGTAAATGTGGCTGATCGCAAAAAAGTCTGCAAACAGGTCTAGAAATGACTTGATAGCTCTGCCGCTTCGAAGCCAACATGGTTTGAACGAACAGAACCAAGCAGTCCACAAGTCCACATGACCCTAGAAGATCCACCCAAATCATTCAGAGCCGCGCAGTACGTGCGCATGTCCACCGAGCATCAGCAGTACTCCACGCATAACCAGGCCGACAAGATCCAGGAATATGCCGATCGTCGCGGCATCGCGATCGTGCGCACCTATGCCGACGAGGGCAAGAGCGGGCTGTCCATCGATGGCCGCGCCTCGCTGCAAAAGCTCATTGCCGATGTCGAAGCCGGCAACACCGACTTCAATCTGATCCTGGTCTACGACGTCAGCCGCTGGGGGCGGTTTCAAGATGCGGACGAGTCAGCCTATTACGAATACATCTGCAAGCGCAAAGGCATCGCGGTCGCCTACGTGGCCGAGCAGTTTGAAAACGACGGCTCGCCGGTGTCGACCATCGTCAAGGGCGTGAAGCGCGCCATGGCCGGGGAATACAGCCGGGAGCTGTCAGCCAAGGTTTTTGCCGGCCAGTGCCGGCTCATCGAGATGGGGTTTCGTCAAGGGGGCCCTGCAGGGTACGGCCTGCGCCGGGTGTTGATTGACCAGACCGGCACCATCAAAAGCGAGCTCAAGAACGGCGAGCACAAAAGCCTGCAGACCGACCGCGTCATCCTCATGCCCGGCCCCGACCACGAGGTGGCCACCGTCTTGCAGATGTTTGCCTGGTTCATCCAAGACGACTGGCCCCTGGCCGAAATTGCAAAGCGGCTCAATGACCAAGGCATCCGCACCGATTACGGCCGACCTTGGAGCTACAGCACGGTGCGCCAGGTGCTCACCAACGAAAAGTACATCGGCAACAACGTCTACAACCGCCATTCCTTCAAGCTCAAAAAGCTGCATGTCAACAACCCGCCAGCCATGTGGATCCGCAAGGAGGGTGCGTTTGAAGGCATCGTGCCGCTGGACACCTTCCTCAAAGCTCAAGAGGTGCTGGCTGAGCGCACCCGCCGTTACAGCGATGACGAGTTGCTGGCTCACCTCAAGCAGCTTTATGCCGATTGCGGCACGTTGTCCGGCCTCATCATCGACCAGGCCCCGGGCTTGCCATGCGCCATCACCTATGCCCACCGCTTTGGCAGCCTCACCCGGGCGTATGAGTTGGTGGGGTTTCATACCTCTCGCGACCAAGGCTTCATCGAAATCAACCGGCGCTTGCGGCAGCTCCATCCCGAGATCGTGCGCCGCACCGAAGAGACCATCGCCGAGCTTGGCGGCAGTGTGCGCCGCGATGGCAAGACGGACTTGCTCACCCTCAATGACGAGCTGGTCATCAGCCTGGTGCTGGCCCGCTGCCAGACATTGCCCAACGGACAGCATCGCTGGCGCATCCGGTTTGACACCGAACGCTTCAACCCAGACATCACGGTCGCAGTGCGGCTTGACCCGCAAAACGCGAACGAGCTCGACTACTACCTGCTACCCCGTCTGGACCTGCCCGAGCAGGAGATCCGGGTTTGCAACCGCAACAGCGCCAACTTCGAGTGTTTCCGGTTTGACGACCTTAACTTCTTTTACGGCATGTCAGAGCGCGAACGCTTGCAGCGCAAGTTTTAA